GGTAAATCTTCACCCCCATACGTCCACCAGATACTGGCTGACCACGAACGATATTGATTTCATCAAACTGCTCATCGTCCATTAACACTCCCGCATGCGTCAGCGCATCCAGCGGTGCTTTCAGGATATTGTCCAGGTCNCGACGACGCTTATCCGGTGGCTCTGCAATCACCTTTATCGCCAGCCTTCCGGACAGGCTTAATTTCAGCCGCTGCTGGCGAACAATAAGCGCCACAGCCCGGCGATAACGCTTTCCCTCCTCCGAGATAAAATATGTGCTGCCACGGCGTCGCCAGTAAGTGTTCACCGTCGGCGGGTAAGGTAAAACCAAATCTATGATCATCAGTCACCTCTTTTACCCAAGCACGCCAGTTGCAAAGGCGTGATCAAGAAAACGAAAAATTAAATCAACCTGAGAACCATGCTTTTCTTCGAACGCCAGAGGATCCGCATGAAGCTCGTTGTGATGCTCCCGACACAGCGGTAGCGTGAAAATATCGTGAGATTTTGTCCCCATTCCGCCCTGACCATGACCAATCAGGTGATGGGGATCGTCGGCTGGCTTACCACAACACGCACACGGCTGTGTCTTCACCCAGCGTGTGTATTTCTCGTTAACCCAGCGGCGACGTTTAGGTCGTTTCATGAAAGATTCCGGAGACTCAGGATCAACGGCAATGCTGACCACCGTCTTTTCCTGTGGTGGGTTCTGTTGCTGGTGGGCGTGAGGCAGCGGCGCAAGATTTTTTGTGCGCTGTTTCAGTATGCTGGTGGCGGTCTGCTCTCCCGGTACGATGTCGCTTTCACGGTACATTGAGCGGATTTTTTCCGCACGCAACCCCAGCGAACGACGTAATACCGCTTCCGGTAGCGCGTCCGCCACCTGATTGCGGACCGCCCACCAGGATAATTCAGCCAGCGATAATTCCCGTTCCTGCGAGCCATTCATTGCATGGCGTATGACGTCAATCATCCATGCAGACAGGTTTTGGTGAGCAAGTTGCCCGAGTGATTCGGAGGTCTGGTCGCGCAGCTGGTTGTCGCAGTGCCAGCACAACACCATTGCGCCGGTACCATAACGGTGAATGACGGTTTCACTGTGGTGATAATCGCCGTGTGGCCACTGGCAGGATTTAACATGGCGCAGTAACCAGTCAGACAATGCGCCAGCGCCACCAGCAGCACGAATCACTCGTTCGTCGCTGAAAAATGGCAGTAATGATTTATCCTCCGCCAGCGGCTGGCGAACGGCAGGAACGACCCCGGACGGCAGATTACGCATGCTTTTCGGTTCCGGCTCCACCAGTACCCGGGTATTGTGGAATACCGGCATGGATTCACGGCCCGGCTTAACGATCACCAGCCCGAGTTCCGGTAATCCACTCGTCCCACAGACTGCCCGGTGTTTTCCGGGACTACCCGATCGGCTTCCCGCTGAATGGCGGAATCGGCTTCGGGCTGCTGCAGTTGGTGTGATTGCTCCGGCCTTGCGGTCATCACCTGCTGCACAGCGCCCGAATCGGCTTTCAGCGCATACGCTGAATCGGCTTCCGGTGTCGTGCCTGCTGGCTGACCAAGATTGACGGTCTGAACATCCCCTGCCTGGTTCGTGGCGTTTTTTACGCCATGGACCATAGTGTTTTGATCTTCTTGATCTGTATCTTTATCTGTATCTTTATCTGTCGTGACTCGTCGTGACATATGCGTGACATTTCGTGACGCGCCGTGACAATCGCCATTTTGTTCCCGCTTTCTTTCCCTCTCTCGCTGCGCCCTCTTGCGCTCTGCAGGAGATTTTGCGGTTTGCGAAATATTGCCGTTGTCCTCTTTAAGCACCTGGCGTTTTTCCCATCCAGTGATTAAATCACCATCAAGTACCCGCCCCTGCATCGTCTGCAAAATTGAATCAATTACCTCTTCTGTCACGTCGAGCGCACTTGCCAAATCTTCTGTCGTGACCTCAATGTGACCTCGCGTGACATTTCGTGACGCGCTCACCAGGAGGTGGATATACACTGCCATCACTGTTGCAATTGGCTGCCCTGACACCCTGGCAATTGTTCGCCACTTAGGGTCATTTGGCATGTCATGCCATAATCTGAGCCAGGCGTTAGCCATACTCACCTCTTTTGATACCGAATCTTTTTACTCACAAATTGCCGGAAGCGATCCGGTATGAATATTGCGAGTCAATGCACAGCCACAATATTTCCTGCAGGGCCACCACGATTCATCTGGTTGAAACCAGCGATCGCCACTGCGACAAAATCATCAGCGTCTCTCACCAGTCGTTCCCGCGTCTCCACTAGTTCCCGAAAATAGGCTGAGCTATGACTGCGCATTCGGGCCACCAGCAGAGGTGGCATTGCTTTTTCGATAGCTGGTAACAACGCCTGAATTTTTTTAACCGCATCAGGGGTGTCTTTCTCCACCCAGCGGAAAATTTTCTGAGTATTGCGAGCCAGGGCTTCCGGATGGCTGTCGTCATACAGTTCCGGGAACGTCATTCCCAGCTCGAAATACGCTTTGGTAATTTTCGCAGCCGGTACTTTTTCGCCGTCCGGATGCGCCCAGGCATTCATCGCCATGCGGATGTGTTCATGCTTGATTTTCATGAATCAACTCCCATCAGCTTTTTCGTAGTAGTTTTATTCCTGCCAATAGTTAAAATTGCATCGGCAGAAAATAATCCGTTTGATGCAAGAGCGATTTTTTCAGCGTAATTTGTTTCGCCGGTATATTCTGTGCGAGGCAATTTTCCGTTATCCATCCATTTATAGATTGCTCTTTGGCTGACACCACAAACGTCGGCCACAACAGCAACGCGAACAGTTTTGATTACATCTTCAAGTGTTTTCTGGTTCATATCACCCTCACAATGTGAACTTTGAGTACATGCTATAACAGAACTGACAGTACATTCAAGAGCGAATATCATTGAACTTATGGTTCATGAAGATAAAGCGCGTAAAGAGTTCGCCAGTAGGCTTGCGCTAGCCTGTGAAAACGCTGGTTATGAACAACATGGAAGGCAGGCAGAAATTGCCCGTCGAATGAAATTAACACCAAAAGCGGTTAGCAAATGGTTTAATGGCGAAACAATTCCTCGCCGGGAGAAATTAAGGGAATTAGCAACACTAATAGGAACAACACCAACCTATCTTTTGGGAGAGGATACAGAAGAAAGTGGACAGGTACGTTTCTATCAGGAGTTAAATCCAAGACAAAAAATCATCATTGACCTTCTGGACGAGCTCCCTGACAGTGAGACAGATGAACTTTTAAAAACTCTTGAAGAGAAAAAACAGAAGTACAATGCAATTTACGAAGAGTTAGCACGAAAGAAAAAACAAAAAGCCTCTTAAACCAGCATAAATCCGGTAGCGCCTTCCTCCGGGTTTGTGCTTCACTTTATCCCATCTCATTTTTTTACACACAAAATGTACTAAATGTACTTTACAACAATGAACACAAAGTACATTATATACCTGCCACCCACCCCGCCCCACAGAATGCAGGGCAATACTTCGAGTTACCAGGCAGTGGTCAGGGGTTAAGTAGCCAGCCCGAGGCGTAAGAACATGACGGCAGGGTTCAACTTTAATAACTATGCAGCAGGTTTTTGTTCCGCTACCCCGGCGTTAAGGGGAAATGAGGTCAGCATGGATACTATCGATCTTGGCAACAGCGAATCTCTGGTATGTGGCGTGTTCCCCAACCAGGACGGTACGTTCACCGCGATGACGTATACCAAAAGCAAAACGTTTAAAACCGAAGCTGGCGCGCGTCGCTGGTTAGCAAGAAACTCCGACTGATGAGGTTGACGATGGAATTTAAAGATTTACCAGTACCATTCCAGGAAATGGCATCGAATGTGGTTCGCTCTCAACTGGCGACTCTTGACCTGAGTACCGTAGAAAAAGAAACCATCGACAATATATCCGGTAACGTACGCCGAGCCTTTATCGGGCTGTACGAAGAGAAGCAGCTCTCTGATAACCAGGATTTACATGAAAAATACTTTCTGGAATTAATGGACATCATTAATAAAGGATTTGGCTTGTTAATGAAAAAGAAAGGGATTCGAATAGCTCCCCTTGAAAATCATTTTACAGCAAGCAGTATTAATTCCTGTGATTTAAAGCATCACACATCCGATGGGAAAGTTGAATCAAACAACAAAATATCAATTAATCATTAATTTATTCACAGGTGAGGTAGAGTGCGTGCGCCGGACACGGATAAGAATCCGGCACTGACAGTTTACTGAAAAGGATATATCCCTGAAAAGTCAGGGCATAACACGAAAACGCACGGAGAAGCTCGTCTCTCTGTACTTTGTCGTTAAATTTAATTCGACCGTGCGCTTCCGGTTGTGGCAATCCGCGAAATGGCGCGGCGGTAAGTATGGCGGGGTTATTCCTTCCCCCGTTGAGGACGCCGGGTTGTCAGGTTGACCATACGCTTAAGTGACAACTCCGCTGCAACGCCCTCTGTTATCAATTTTCTGGTGACGTTTGGCGGTATCAGTTTTACTCCGTGACTGCTCTGCCGCCCTTTTTAAAGTGAATTTTGTGATGCGGTGAATGCGGCTAAGCGCACGCGGAACAGTTAAAACCAAAAACAGTGTGTTATGGGTGGGTTCTCTGTATCCGGCGTTAATTGTTAACTGGTTAACGTCACCTGGAGGCACCAGGCACCGCATCACAAAATTCACTTCGGTGATGAAAGGTGAGAGAAAATGTTGAATGTAGCTATTGAAAACCAGAACGGGTGGAATTATAGTTCGCCTGCACCTTATAAAACGGGTGCCGGGCGTGGAAACCCGAAATCATTCACGGCGCATAACCGCGCTCAGGCGGTTTTTTTATGCGTTAAGCACAGCCACATTCGCATTATGGTGGGGCGTGCAGGGCTGCCGCAAGGCTGGCCGGGTTCCGTGATGACCGGTATTTCCACCCCTGTACGTCTCACCACCCTTATGGTCGTGGAAAACCTCGGTGGTGAGTTAATCAAATTCATCGCGGAGGCTGCCATCATGGCTACTACCCTTACCCTTTCTCACCCTGACGTAACCATCGAAAATGGTCGCGCTGTCACTACGTCTGTTGCGATCGCCGAGTTCTTTGGCAAACGCCACGAACGAGTGTTGGATAAAATTCGCAATCTGGACTGTTCAGCAAAATTCACTGAGCACAATTTTGTGTCGAGCAAATACACCGACTCAACCGGACGCAAACTCCCAATGTACCAAATCACCAAAAACGGCTTCGTTTTCCTGGTGATGGGATTCACTGGCAAAAAAGCCGCTGCATTTAAAGAAGCCTACATTGCTGAGTTCGATCGCATGGAGGCCGAGCTGTGCCAGAATAACACCCCACCCACTGACAAAATAATTTCAGGCGATGGCCGCACTCTGGTTGTTCACTTCGACGAACGCGGCAACATCAGATTCACCGAAACCGTTCCTGATGGCGCTCTCGTCTGTACCCTGGAGACTTTCCGGTTTTATCTGGAAAAACAGGGATGGACTCTTGTTAACCGGAACTCAATTAAAAATATGACTGTGGAGCAATTACTCAAAATTCATTGCTGAGGACGCGATAATGGAAACGTTATTACCAAACGTTAATACGTCTGAAGGTTGCTTTGAAATTGGTGTCAGAATCAGTAACCCTGTATTTACTGAAGATGCTATTAATAAGAGAAAACACGAACGGGAGCTATTAAATCAAATATGCATTGTTTCAATGCTGGCCCGTTTACGTCTGATGCAAAAAGGATGCTGGCAGTGAATACAGCATTTGCACTCGCTCTGACAGTTTATCTTAATACTGGCGAGCCTGTTAATCTGGTTATTGACATTTACGGTTCAATGAAAGAATGCACGGCTGCCGCAGCGGAACAGAAAATTCCCGGCAACTGTTATCCGGTCGATAAAGTTATTCACATGGATAATAACGAAATCCCGGCAGGACTTAAAACAGCGCCGTAATTAATATCCGGTTTCATTTTATATGCCAGCAATGGCAGGGATTTGTTCACCCTTAAATCTGTAATGAGGTTAAAACAACATGAGTAAAGTCTTTATTTGCGCCGCTATTCCGGACGAACAGGCAATAAAGGAAGAAGGTGCAGTCGCTGTAGCCACTGCCATTGAAGCTGGCGACGAACGCCGCGCCCGTGCCAAATTTACCTGGCAATTCCTGGAGCAATATCCGGCTGCTCAGGACTGCGCTTATAAATTTCTTGTTTGCGAGGATAAACCCGGTATACCCCGCCCTGCCCTCGATTCCTGGGATGCTGAATATATGCAGGAAAACCGCTGGGATGAGGAGTCAGCTTCCTTTGTCCCGGTTGAGACTGAATCAGATCCGATGAACGTCACTTTTGACAACCTAGCCCCTGAAGTACAGAACGCTGTCATGGTTAAGTTCGACACATGTGAAAACATCACTGTTGATATGGTGATTAGCGCACAGGAATTGTTGCAGGAAGACATGGCAACATTCGACGGCCATATCGTTGAAGCGTTGATGAAAATGCCAGAAGTTAACGCTATGTATCCGGAGCTTAAGCTGCAT